TTCTACGCCGCGAGCAAGGCGGGCAAAAAAAGGATCGGCCAGATTGCCGGTTAACAATCCGAGCATATCGCCGCTGCGTTTCGCCAGTGCGATAGCGGCGGCGTTTCGGCGATAATTGAGATCGCGCATGGCTTTCTCTACACGTTCGCGCGTGACGGGTTCAACCCACGCAGTCTGGTTAATGACGCGTGATACAGTCGCGGTTGATACACCGGCCAGGGATGCAACATCCTTTATTGTCGCCATGTTAAGCTCATATTTGTACGTTTAAAGGGTATCAAAGCCAATGATTATCACGTTACGTAGAAATCAGTGCAATAACTGCGGCGCAGTCTGAATTTATAAACATTGTTAAAATCATCCTGAATCCCGGTAACTGCAAACCGCACCCCTTATCGTGGCGACAAGTATTTAAAAACCTGCGTGCGCAGGCGTGGTGGTCTTATCGCGACCGTGGACGAAGGTATAAAGCCGAAAGACGGGATGATTGCCTTCAGTAACAGAATAGAAACCCGCTATGAAATGGATCAAGGTTAGGGCTATGATTTCGGGTAGAGTTTTTAGGGCGATGGAGTAAAGCGCCTTATACAGACCGCCTTCGCAAAACTATCTTTAATTTAACTATTACATCATTATAAAACATATAATCATCTGTATTTAAAGTAATAGGAGAGTTAGATTTTATGAAAATTAAATATATTTTGTTTATTTTGTTTACTTCATATTCTGCGGCAAGTGTTGCCGCATTTTCTGAGGAAGAAAATAGCCAACTAGCGAGTATTAATCAGAAAAGCTCAGGGGAAGTAAAAACGGCATTAGACAATTTGAACAAATCGGTTGATACACAAATCAGTAACAATCCAGACCGTAAGCCTTTGATTTTGGAGCTTAAAAAATCATGGGGAGATATGATTGATAAAAAATGTCAACTGGAAACCTTTGATTCCAAAGGAACTGATGCAGAAACAACCGAAGTGAGCAATTGTCTAGTAAGATACTACCAAGAGGAAATGAAGTATTTCGACGCGATGCTCCCGTAACAACAGCTCCAGACACGCATCTTTTTTTGGTAGCACGCGTTATGTTGAATTGTTGCGTTATGAAGTTATCGTAAAGCCACAACTGAACTTTAGCAAACGACTGATTCGCCGGTAAGTTCCTGAAAGAGAGGTTCTCATGAACTTAACTACAAACCCAGCATATTTAACATAATATACATTCGGTAGGGTGATAACACTGAGTCCATAGATAATATGGGTGAATGTTATGACAATACTTAGTGTTAAGTTAACCAAAACAAGCAATACCGCCCACGTTGTTAATGCATTACTCCTGATTTGTTGCCAATTAAATGAAGGTGGTAACATCGCTCATCTTTTTGGCGATGAAGTTTCCGATATATCCCCGCGCCAAAATGTTCAGTCTTTACCTGCACGAACAGCAAAAATTCTCTCAGAAATATCACGTCGCGGCCTTTTTTTTCGCGTAGCACCGCATGGGGAAAACAACGGAATTTACATTGCCACCCATCCAAAGAATCTAAGCAGAATCGCATAGGGGGCCGCATCATGCGTGATTTTGCTCTGATATTTCGCCATGCATGGGAACTGGCAAGAAAAGGCGCTGAGACGTTCGGCGGCTCAGCTCGCAGCTACTTTCGTGAGTCGCTTTTATTGGCTTACGACCAGTTGAAGCGCAATGTAACAGCGAAAGACTTGGTTAAAATTATGACAGGCCGATACATGTCAATGAGCCAAATCCGAGAAGAAGTAAATGCGAGATTTAAAAAACAAACAGCTAAAAACATCGCCCGTAGAATTTGGAACATGTTTAGGTCTCCTTATGTGGAAATAGAGAAGATCAAATGTGAATCTACTGGAAAATATCTTTATCACTTAAGGCACGCACAAAAGAAGTTTTTCGTAAGTGGGGCGATTACTCGCGCACTCAAATCTGTAAGACCAGAGAAAAAGAAGGCCATAAAGCCACGTCCAGCAATGTCTAGAGATGAGATTAATTCTTGCCGTATGGCAAATGCTTTTCATAAAGCGCTTTCCACCGGGATTTATATCCCACCAAATTTAATTTGAGAAAAAGTATGAACAAAAGAACGCAGATTATTCAGTTTAGAGCAGATGAAGAAACATATCGTCGTGCTCAGAAGCGTGTAAAAGATGGTGGTTTGCAACTGCCAGATGTGATGCGTGCTGCTCTCAGGTCTGTTGCTGACGCTGATGTTTCCTGCCTCGCAGATTTAATCAATGGAACTACACTGGGTAGCGAAGAGATTAATCAGGCTTGGCTTTTCCAGAAGTGCCATGAACTTTTTGAATATCGTGACGGGCAGTTGTTCCGTAAGTCAAGGAAAGGGATGGGGGAGCAAGGTAATCCAGTTTTTATCCGAGTGCGCGAAGGTGAAGAACACGTATTGATTCAGGGGAGTCACTACCCACTGAAAGATATTGTATGGTTGATGGTAAATGGAAGCATTGCTGGAGAGGTTGAGTATAAAAACCCATACAGAGTAAACGCGAAGCACTCAATTGAAAACCTGATGATTAATCCTGTTAAGGAGAAAGAGACAATACTTGTTAAGTATTTAAATAGATCTGAAAGGATCGATGTTATAAAAGTTAAACAACGTGCGTTTATGTTTGACACTAGTAGTGATGAAAACGCAAAAAATGTAATAGAAAAATTAATTAACAGTAAAAAAACAATTCCATTACTTCTACGTGGTGATGATGGCTGGATTGCGTCCAGAACGGCAATTCATGCTTTTAAATTAGTCGATAACCAGTACGTAGTAAGCATTTCTTAAAGGGCTTTTATGAAGAGTGAAATAGTAAAAAAAGTTATGGCAGAAAAACGCCGTATGACCATAGGTCAATTAACAGACAAGCTTATTAGCGGAGATTTACGCCGTGAATTAGGCATGGATAAAACAGAATTTGCCGAGTTGGTTAATGTCATGCGCTCAACCATTCGCAGGATTGAAGGGCTTGAGGCTACGCCTCGTATGAGATTGATATTTAATACCGCCGCTGCGTTACGTATTGGCATAGATTTCCCGATTATCGAAGAAAAGACAAAGAGGTAGCTATGCGCCGTTACATCATTACGGATAAAGATATTTTCGACGCTTTCCAGAGGTGGACAAGCCCAAAACTGAATGAACAGAAAATGCATACCAGTTTCATTCGTCAGGCCGTGTGTCGTATTCACCCTGACAAAGTAATTCTCCAGTATGACATTCGTCAGAAGTTAAAAAATATGGCTTTGCGTGGGTTGGTAACTGAGGTTCGTCTAAGCCCGAATGCAACAGCCTGGATGATTACTAACGGTGATTTGAATGGACAAAATTAAGACCAGAAGAAGCGAGCGTCGTTTATCCCGTTACCTTATCGAAGAAGCATTAAGGCTGGTGGCTGAGCGCAGCGAATGTGAAGGGGTGAGCAAGGAAACAGCTAAGCGCCATGCCTCCGCCATTCGCGGGGTAATTCCAGCGCTTGGAGTTGTTAAGAGCAAGGTAATTAAACCGGGTGTATGGGTGGCTTTATATGCCCGTAGCGATTCAACATCGACGGTAATCAGCAATATGAAATTTACTGCCGTTATTTTTGAGTGGGCGGGACAACAGAGTTATGAGGATAAAGATTTTTACGCTGCTATCGCGAATGCGATCCGTACCGCACTGGCAGTAAGGGGGGATAAATGACAATCGACAAACAGGCGCTGCGTGAAGCGGCGGAGCGTGCAATACATGACGACTGGGGATATGGCACGGATATTTTCCATGAACAGGTAACACCATCGGTTGTGCTGGCGCTACTGGATGAGAATCTTCAGCTCCAGCGGGAAAAAGACGCAATAGAGGCCGTAGCGCTTGCGCTGCGTGATGATATGCGACAGGCGCGGGAGCAACTGGAAGCCGCAGAACGCAGCATAGCAGAACAAAGCGCGATTGTAGCTGCTGCTGAAAAACTGGTTCGCTGCAAAGGTCGTTACCACAGTGAACTGAATTACCGGGCGCTGGCAAAACTTTTTGGTGTCATTACGCCGGATTTACCACCACTTGAGTATGAAAACGTTCATTACACAGAAGCTGCTGAGGTGGAAATTTCGGCATTACGCCAGCGCATAGCAGAACTGGAGGCGAAGCTATCTAAGCCCGTGTTGCTGCCGAAAACAAACGGCTACTGGACTGAGCAAGAAAAAGCGTATGAAGAAGCCATTACGCTCGCTAAGCGGCAGGTTCGTCTGGCTGGATTCAGTGTTGAGGACATGTAATGGCTATTTTCATGGAAGTGCGCTGTGAGGGGCTAGGTGATATTGATGGCTGTTTCTCTAGCCAAAACGCCGGTTCAATAACGTCAGCACGTGAAAGCGTTAAGAGCGTTTCTATAGCGCTGAAATTTCTTAAAGATGATTCGCTCAATAACGGCTGGGTGCTGCATAAAGGTGCGCTTTATTGCCCGGTATGCGCCAAAGCAAAAGCATTGGACGCCGCTGGCATCAAGGTTAAGGGGGAATGAGCATGAAATACGAAATCCCAGAATCAGAAGATATTGAGTGGCAGCAAGATATGCTTCGTGAAATAGACAAGGCTCTTGACGTCTTGCGTGATTATCATGAGCACACAGGGGAGGTGGAAGAAATCATCAATGACATTACCGCGAGAATCGCATCACTCCGCGCCTATTCTGGATATTGAGGACTAACCCATGACCACTATCACCAATAACAAACTAACAGACGAAACGCTAAAAGCCTGGAAAATTGAGGCGATGATTTCGCTGGGGGAAACACCGAAAGATTGCCGTGAATACTCTCACCACGAAGCAATATTCGCGTTAGTAACAGAGCTACAGGAACGCCGCAAGACTGAGGCCGAGCCAATTGGCTATATGAATCGCTTTACAGGGCGCGTGTTCAGTCTTGACGAACAACCAGGCGCTGACACTGACACTGCTGTTTATCTGCCAGTTTACACCGCCCCGCCAGTGCCGGAAGTGCTTGAGCGTTTGCGCTCTATTGTTGCTGACCCGCGTGCATTACCTCGCCGTAAAGAGTGGATTAGCGGCCAGCAATACAGCTATGTTCTGCTGGAAAACGTCGAGGCTATGGTAGATGAAGCCTGCCGCGCTGTCATGCTTCAGAGTAAATATCGCGATCTGTCACAACCAGTAGATCCTCAGATTTCAGAATACGAGAAAATAATGCTGCGGGCTGGCTGGGCTATGGTGCCCGTCGAACCAACGGACGAAATGATAGCTGCGGCAATGAATTGTGAAGATGTGCTGTTCAATAGCGATGAGTCATTCTGTGTTCAGTATCGGGAAATATATTGCGCGATGGTGGATACCGCACCAGCTTTAAACAAAGGTGAGTATTAATGCTGAGTGATTTGTTGATTATGGTTGACCGTCGCGCTAAGGCGGTCAGTTTGCGCGAGAAGACAATTATCAACGAGCGTCACGCTGTCAGAATGCTAGAGCCTGTCCTTTCTTTAGGGGTGCGTTCTGCAAGTGTGCCAGATACATGGGTAAGGTATGCCGACAGATGCATTGATAATGGTCTGGCGGCGTCCACTGTTCGCCAGCGAATTGATTGTGTTGCTGCTGTAGTTGCCTGGGTGATTCATGCTGATATCAAATTCAAGCCAGCAGCACCCGGTTCATTGGGTAGAATGCTGGAGGCTATGCGTACCGCAGCAAGAGTGATTGGTAAGAGGATTAAACGCCATAGAGCCCTAAGCAGACCAGCACGCGTAAGTGTTGATGAATATGCCGCCGTTGTTCGTGATATTGAATCCCTACGCGAACCATACAGAACAGCTACGAGACTGATGCTGTGTTTTGGATTAAGGGCATCAGAAACACTTTCACTGTCTCGTAATTCACTTATCGCAAGTGGTAGGTTGTTTATTCCAGACCGTTGCACAAAGACGCATTCTGACCTGCTTTTGCCGCTTCCGGTTAAGTATATTCCGCTAATTGATGAATGGTTAGGTGTAATAGGGGAGTCAGAAATTAAATACAATACGTTGGTAACTACGATTTCTCGCGCGGGTATAAAGTGGCGTTGTCATGACTTGAGAAAACTATTCCGCACTTCTGCTGCTGTTCGTGGTGAGGATTACCTCGCAACTGAATTAATCCTCAATCATGCAGTCAAAGACGTACCTAGTGTTTATTTGCAATCACCTCCATTTGCATCAATGAGAAAAGTATTAACCAACTCAATAGAAGAATATTTACAGGTCAGAGGGTAGGAAATGTCAAAGTCAGCGATAAAAGATAATGATGTAATGTATCAAAAGAAGTATCCAAGAGAGTGCCTGTTTAAATTACTTCAATTGCGCACAAACCTGAAAGCAAAACCTGATATTTACCGTGTAGAAATGATTAGCCGTGAAGGTGAAAATATATTGATGGGAGGCCGTAAAACAACACAGGAGGCAATAGCGCTTTACCAGGATATAGCAACGTTGAGCGCGGAAGAGGTAGAAACGGCTTTCAGTAGCATGGTGTAAACAACGTCAGCAGAACGTACCCGGCAAATGCCGGGTTTTTTTGTACCTGCAAAACATGTAACAACCAATGGAATTGTAAATAAATAGTTAAATGTGAATTAACAATATAGAAACACAAATCATGTTAAAAACGTTAACATAATGGTTAAATTTTGGTTGTGTGGATAAGTTTATTTGAATCACAACAATTGGCAAAAATATGTGATTAATATCAATATACAACAATTAACACCGTAAAAATATTTAATTCAATAAAATCAATGAATTATAATAAATGATTGTTTTTCGTTCGTTTTCTGTGCGTTTTTTAGCGTCAATACCTTGCATTTAGCCATAGATAAGAAATAAAAAAATTAAGATATAAAAATCACTATATAAATCATAATGCTTTGTTAGTGAGGCAAACGGATATATAAGGTTGGACATTCTGAGAAATAAGGTGAGATTGAGCAAAGAACAGTCAAAAACAGCACAATCGTTAACAAATGTTTCAAGTAGAAATAAAGCTGTACGCGAGTGGGTTTTATTAAATCAATAATAATCAATAGAATATATGCTTTATGGGGTGTGGCACCATAAAGATGAACAGAAATGTTTCTGCAACCTCATCAGACCAGATGCTTTAACATATTGACAAGAGGAAAACCAACCAACCGCAAAAGTGGAAAGCTGTAGTAATGAAAGGGATGGAAAAGTATTAAATCACGCTCAGGCTTGTTTCCACCAGCGTTGAGGGTATTCATATCATTTTCTGGCTGTAAATCATTACGGGTAAATAGTTGCCCGTTTAATAATTATGAGTCTGTTACATATTAAATGCTCACAAATCAGCCATTACAATTTAAACAAAGCGATAACATTAAAACTGGCACGATAAATGTTATCCACAACAGAATCCAGAACTCACGCCGTTTTGAAGTGATATTGACCACTAACATAATTCGTGCAGGTGGCAACTTTTATTGCGTTTATCCACAGATTCAGCCTTGTACCAAATATTGACATATTACCGCTGGCGGCGTTTCTGTAATTATCCTGAGCGTTGTCTTTAAATCTCTTCTATATAAGGAGGTGATTTTTATGGCTTACGGGCGTCAGTTCGAGATAACCGTTAATTGCACAGATGGCGAGACGATTCACATTACTGATGTAGATGTGGATTTTTCGTCTGTGCGTGACGATGAAAAAGAACCGAACGAAGCTGAGTTGACCATGTGGGGGCTCACGCCTCAGACGCAGAATGCAATCGCTCAGGCTGGCTCTACCGTCAGCGTTGCTGCTGGCTATATAGATGAAGGAATGTTCACTCTTTTTCAGGGGGAGCTAATCAGTGCCGTCACCATCAAGCCTAACGAGGTTTACGGCCTGAAAATGAAAATTTATGAGGCGCTTATTCCATTCCGCGCCAGCGTAACATCGCGCACTTTTCGAAAGGGGCAAAACCTTAGAGAAGCTGTGCTGCTGGTTGCGTCAGATATGGGGCTAGGGTGTCAGGTTTCGAAAGCCGCTGCTGCATTAGTGCTGCCTAAGAATATCAGTGGTGTCGCATTATCCCGCGATGTGCTGAACAGCTTATGCAAGCCAGTTAATGCAACATGGTCAATTCAATACCAGTCGATAGTCGTCACTGCCAGTGATTCAGTTCTTAATGGTGCTGCTATTTTCTCACCTGAAACAGGCTTACTCGGTGCTCCGTTTTTGAAAATTCACTCACCAAAGCGCACCAAAAAAAAGAACCCATCAGAAAAAGACCAAATCCAGAAGAAGCACGATAAGAGCATAACTACGTATAAATGGCCCCCAAAAGGCTCTCAGGTTGATTACTCAAAAGGCGCTCGTCGCCAGATGGGGGTTATTGAAGCTATTACTTGGGAGTCGCTTTTACGTGGCGGCGTTGAGATTGGCGAACAGATAGAGCTTACGTCTCCTTCAATGGGTGAAGGATGGAACATCATTGTTAAGAAAATATCCCACAGATTCAGTACGCGTGACCGTCAGGCATGGTCAACATCGTGGGAGGGAATCATTGCATGAGGCCGGGAAGTCAGGTTACTGCAATCATCGAGCAGGCGCTTAATTCAGCGCTTTTTGCTCTTGAGGCTGTGATTGTATCCGTATACGAAGGGCGTGCAACGGTCAGGCCAACACCTAAGCGCTTATTTGGCGACAATCCAGATCCTGTTGCTTATCCAATTGTTGAAAATGTGCGCCTTCTTTCTCTGGTCTGGGATGGCGGTAAGTCCGGCATCAGCGGTCGAGTTTTACCCGGTGATGAGTGCTTATTAATAGCGCTGTCCCACGGCGACGGTGACGAACCAGACCACAAAACCTTCTCAAATTCCGTCGCTCTGTGCGGTTTCTCAGATAAAGCCATTCATCAGATGCCAGATAGTCCAGGTATTCGTGTTTTCAGCGGAAGCGCCTTCATTGAGTGGGATGACGGAAGCATTAAAGGCGATACCGGGAAGGGCGCAACATTCACATTTGCGGGCGACAAAATGACCGTTAACGCTCCGGGCGGCATCGATATGACCGCACCAATGACCACTATCAACGGGGATTTAACGATTTCCGGCTCTGTCAGTCAGGGGGCCGGAGGTGGTGGAAATGCTGAATTTGGCGGCAACGTAAAAGTAACCGGAAATAGCGAAGCGGCTGACCATATCAGTGGCGGCAAGTCCTTCAATTCTCATACCCACAAAGAAAATGGACAGGGTAGCCAGACCAACAAGCCGACATAAGGAGAATAAATGAAACTAAATGACCATGCGGCGCAGATTGCGCTTTCAAACAAAGGCTTTCTGATGGCTGGAGATTACAGCACAGCCATCAGCAAAGGCGAGATTATCAACGTCACTGAGCGTACCGGGCTCATCGTAGAGAGTGTCGAGTGTATTCCACTGATTAATGCGCCTCTTTATATGGTTATGGCGACATGTCGTGAATCTAAAGACCAGTACATGCCGTTCTACTGCGATTTGCAATTTGAACTTCCTCATCACGCAGCTATGGCGCAGATGCTGAACGACGCGGGAGAAGGTTTCGATCTTGATGACCTGCTGGATATTGAATCACTTGATGCGGCGGTAACAGTAGTTCACGTTGAGAAGTGGATGCATACAGAATGAATATCACAACAACACAGTATCGTCAGGGTGTGAAAGGCTGTTTTCTTTCAGCGCACAGGCCACAACCAGGTGAATCATTAACGCTTGTTATGCCTACGTGCAGGGGGAGGCGATTTATTCCCGTTGGAAAGGTGCAGCGGATTGAGGCTGTTGGTTCGGGCCGGTGCCTTGTCTGGGTTTCGAAACTGGCATTTGTTGAGGGGATGAACTACTGATGCTGGACATTATGCAGGATGAAAACGGGGTAATCCTCCGTAACGGTGATTTCGTACTGGACGGCGGCATTGATGGCACTGCACAGCAGGCAGAAATAAGGGTAGGGACAAATCGCGGGGAATGGTGGCTTGATGAAACGCAGGGCTTGCCGTGGATACCTGGCATCATGGCGTCACGTCTTCCTGCGTCAATTGTCTCCAATATGATTAATGCCGAAGCCAGACGTACACAGGGGGTCAGCGACGCCAGAACCACAACCATCAACGATGAGAAGGGGAATTACACAATTCGCTTTGCGATCTACGTTGGCTCGGACAGTACAGAGGTAACCAGTGGAATTAGTTAACAATAGTGGCTGGCATGGTGTAAGGCTGCCTGAGCTACGGGGCGATAAGTACGAAAAATTAAAGGCAGCATTAGGTGAGGTTAACCCGGACGGAGATTCGCTTGTCGGACAGACGATAGCAATAGTAGCGGAAGATGACTTAAACATTATTGAAGCTATTGGCTGGGTGTTTTCCGGTTTTTTTATTTCAATGGCAGAGGGGGTGCAATTAGACGGGTTGGGAGAGCGTTTTAATCTTCCTCGTTACGGGCTAACTCGCTCACTGGCTTATGTTCTTCACCTTTTGCAGCCGGGGCAGGTAATCAAATCGGGAGAGACGTTTACTATCTCAGGTAGTGCAGGGTATTGGGCTTCAAACAACGAAATAAGAGAAAATGGCAAGACAGCAACTGGTTACGTACTGAGAGTTCGTAATAATGCCATAACAACCGGAAATACCTTTACTATCAATATATCAGGTAAACCATTTTCAACTCAGTTTCAGGAAGGTGATACATCAGAATCGATACTCAGTCGCCTGTATACGCAAATTACAGCGGCTGAAACATCGCTTACAACATATAAATCGTCATATGGCACGTTACTTTATGCTGCTGATGGCAGGACACTGATTCAGTTTTCCTTTGCAGATGATGTATTTGATATTGTCAGGGCTGGTATACCAGCAGTTGCTTACTACCAGAGTGATACAGAGTTTCCGGCTGTATTGTTTGGCTATGTTGCGACTGATCAAATTCTGGTACTGGCAAACGGTGTTAAAGGCTATCTCATTGAAGATGATGAGTCTTATCGCGTGCGCATACAGGCAGCAGCAGCGGCGGCACGCGTTAACATCAGCGCATCACGTCCCGGCATTAAAAATGCCGTCTTAGCTGTCAGTGGCGTCTCTTACGCATCAGTAGAAGTAAACCGGGGTATTAATACCAACGCAGAGGGAATCCCCGGTAAGTCGATACAGGTATTTGTAGCTGGTGGTGATGATAATGCAATTGCACAGGCCATTTATGATGCTGCCGCCGCAGAATGCGGTTTTCATGGCGATACGTCAGGAATTGCAACAGATGGCGAGATAACGGAAACGGTATATTTCAGCCGTCAGAGTTTCCAGCTTGTTTACGTCGATGTGTCTGGCGATATCTGGGATAGCGAAACAACTGGCAGACCTACGGATTATGTCAGCGTGGCAAAAAACATAATCACTGCTTATTTCGCACAGCTTACGCCGGGTAAGGATGTGTTTGCTGGTCAAATATATGCCCGTTTGCTGTCTGCATTTTCAACGCTGACGGACGTAACGGTAAAAATTGGCATTACATCACCGCCAGCAGATAAACATGTTTCTGTGGGAAGCGGAATTATTGCAGTAACTGATTCAAAATCTGTAACGGTGATCTGATGGAACCAGCAATCAAAAGCCCGGAACAACTGGCAAAAGAAAGACTTACGTCAAAAGTACGTTATCAGCGGAATATTGACTTAATCTCCGCGTTGAAATCAGGGAATCGCAGCATGGTTGCAGCGATTGAGTACATGAAGAAAGGGTTTTCCCTGGATGATTCAACGGGAGTTCTGCTTGATGCCTGGGGAGAACAATACAGCATCAAAAGAGAAGGGCGCGATGATGATGATTACCGGAAGGTGCTGCAACAGGCCAGAGGTGAACAGAACGTTTCGACACAATCAAGACCATCAGTTGGCGCATATATGCAGCAGGTATACGACCTCGTCTGGCTACCGTTAAGCCGGGTTGGATTAACCACAGGTGCGACAGGCGCTGCTTTTAATCGTGTGCCGCTGCGTACTGTATTTGTGCAATGCGGAGGTATGGCTCCTGATATCGAATTGCCTGACTCTCTTGTTTCCGTGACGTTTGGCGGCGATATCTACAGTGCGGCAACACCGCCAAACGTTCAACTTACTAATCATGCGCCAATGTTTCCCGGCAATGCTTTCCCTTGTGTGTGGGCTGGTATCAGGTATGAGCGAACTCAAAAGACAATACGGGCAACAGAATCAAAAGGCATCCGTATCAGGGCGGTTAGTTCGCTCTTAACCCGCATTGACGGAACAGCAACGGTAAATGGTGGCGAGCTAATTACGCCATTCAACACACTGGTTACAGTCAAACAGATAAAGGTGAAAAATGGATAGCTGGGCTGAGTCAGACAAAACCTATAAAGGATTGGGGGGAGCTGATATCCCCAACAAACAGAAACCATCGCAGGAATTACAGGCTACCGGCTTTGCGCCAACTTATTTCGATGAGAATGGCAATCTGGTGTTTGGTGATGGCGTATCCGCGCAGGTGATGAATTTCATACTCAACGACCTGTATAAAAAATATCGTGATTTATTGGCCAGGGTGAATGCATGATGAATAGTTTTGCAACTGTACCCCGTGTCTATCCTGTTCGCGGTTCGGAATACCCCAACACCAAACCTCCATCTATCACAAAGCAGGGTGATGGTTTTAGGCCAACCTACATAGACCAGACAGGAGGACTGATTCAGGGGGATACCGTTGATTTCGCAGAACTGAATTACATTTTTAACGACCTGTACGCCAAAGCCGCGCACATTGACCAGCTTCTTACAGCTAAGGGGAAATAATGGCATTAACACCGGAAGAACTGGTAGCGATATCTGACCTTGAAAAAGCGACAATTAATGATTCCGGCGTTGTCCCTGACTGGCTTATGCCAGCAGAAATACGTGGCAGCAGTGCGCCAATAAACAGCATACCGTACCCACAACACACCATAGATGTATTTGGCGGGCTTCTTGCTGGATCGTGGTCGTTAAAGTTTCAGAACCCGTTACAGCGTGTTGTGTGTGATTTAGAGATATATCATGGCGAAAATTCACCGTTATCAACACCGCCTGATTTATCGGCGTTACAGCTTACCGTAGCAGGATTCGACAAGGCTGTTATTTTCTGCCCTGCAAAAACAGCGACCGATACCGCCCCTGATAACTACCTGAATCTGGCTGTTTCCGGGATAACGCCAAAATACAAACTGGGTGGAAAGCGCCGCTTTCTGGAACAGTCAGGAATGGTGGTCATCCCGTTAACGATGATTTTGCTGTCCACACAGCCACTGACTAATCAGGAAACTAACCGGGCGCTGTCAGTCACGCTGAAACGGAAAAATGAAAGCCAGTTGAATACCGCGCCAGTTATCAGCGGTATGGTATACAGCAACCCATTACCGTCAGCGCGAGATATTGCACAGGCATCATGACCGCTGAGAAATAAAAAAGTCATTTCATAGAATTGTGAGAACATATCCCCGATTTGTTAATAACATTTCGGGGATTTGTCTTTTATGAAAGTGACAACGCGAAAAAAACCAGCATTCAGGGACTTTTACGAAAATGGCATGTTCACACGTATAGTGGCAACCAAAACGGATAAAGGGAAATGGCGGTTGTTCGGTCTGCATCGTTCAGTCGATGCTGCAATCTTCGTTGAGGCGGCAAGGGGAGGAATCCGGGAGTGGTCAGGGCTAAACCACCTGGGCGATTTCTGTGATTCGATAGGCATCACGCTTTGGGAAGTGCATCATAAGGGAGCAAAAAAATAACAGGCCGCATAGCGGCCTTTGCTGTTATTCGGGTTTTTCAGGCCAGTCCGGGCTTGAAGTATCAACCCTGTTCACCTGTACCCGGTACTTTTTCCATGCCAGAAGAGAAGCTTTTTCTTTATCGGTTGCTTCGTCCAGATCCACTGCATCCTGTAACGGCGCGATTTTTTCAGATGCCATTTGCAGGAGCCTGCTTTTGGTTTCTTCCGCCTGACGAAGTTGCGCTGCTTTTTCAGCCGCTTCGTCTTTTACCCACGCCTTGCCATCCCATTTCTGGTATTCACCATCTGGTGAAACTGATATGACATTTTCGGGCAACGGGCCGAGTTCGGAGATATAAACCTGATTGCCGGTTGTTGTGTCGTAAACCGTCTCGCCGCGGTGATCCTCCTGCAGACTCCATGTTTGGGTTTCAGCGTCAAATACAGCAATATGACTGGAGGGAATATCAGGAGGGGCGATATCAGTACAGTTTGCCGGTAATCCAGTGTGCGGCGGGATATATGCGTCACCCGCCCCGATAAATTCGTTTGTATCTGAACGCAGGTTATAAATTTTAATTGTCTGCGCCTGTTCGCTCATTTTAAAAGTCATTACGCTAACCTCACAATATAATTAAACGCGATGTTTCTGACTGTGTTTTCTGTATTACCGGCCGCATACACTGTAACATCGTGAGTGTGCGAACCAATATATACGGAGTGACTATGCGGGCCAATATAGGTTGTATGGGCGTGGTCGCCATTCCAGCTTGATATCTGGTTATTTCCAGCGCTCTGTACGCGCGTATTTCCACCCCATGAGTCACCACCATATGTCCCACCTACGCTATGATTATGACCACCAGTTGTATTAGAGCCTTTCGTTCCGTAGTCAAACGAAGAGGTGTATTTCGTCCCCAGATCGGCACTGGATGCACTGGCGCTGTGGGTGTGCGACTTAATGCCGTCCGCCTCATAGCTGAGTACCGCGCGGCCAACATAGCCCCCTTTAATAATCAGCTTCCGCAGGTCGGGGATTGTCCCGGATGGATACGCTATAGCCAGTAACGGGTAAGCAGACTTATCGAAGGACTGCCCCTGCATCAGGGCGTAACCGGCAGGGATATTATCAGACGGCCAGGGGATGGGCGCCCCTACTGGATGCGAATCCGGAGGTGGGTTTAGTGTGGTGTAGAGCATCGCCCATTCTGACCACTCAGCGTCGGCGTTATCCCGATGGCTGCGAATATATGCGGGCGCAGGAGCACCACTAACCCCACTCCATCCGATTAATATCTCTCCATCACCGGTTCCGGTCAGACGCAAAACATTCCCGTATGGCGTTGGATAACCGTTATCGTAGACCTCACCCATGATGAGGCCGCTATCGCTGCCTCTTGTCGTACCAGTCAGTGCCGGAAGTGCGCCGCGTGATGCAAGCCTGTTCGCTGCGACAGCCGTACCTGATGCAGGCAAAGCATCTACATCAATCGCTGTTGGTTTTTCCCAATTCCCGTTAACAAAGGAATAGATAACGCTGGAATTTTCCTTTTGAAAATCAATCTGTGGTTTGGATGGCGTCAGGGAAACTTTCAGCAAGCCTGAACTTGCATCAGGTACGCTGGCATTACCCTGAATTATGGGATAAATGCCGGGCGACGTGATTTTGGTTACGTCTACACTGATATCAAGTGCAGACTTGAGCATCAGGGCTCCGTAGTTATTTTCTGACATAAAAACCTCTTTTAATCGTGTCATGGTGATTAAAAGACATGAGAGAGAAGGGGTACAGTAAAGGGGAGAGCGGTAACGCCGCCAGATAAGAGCAGGCGGCGTTTTCAGATATTCAGGCTATCATTTCAAGGCAAAGATTGTATAAATGCTCCTGAGTGCCGTTGAGCGCTTCAAATGTTATCCTGCCTCCATAATTACCATCAGCATGAACAGGAACAAGCCAGGGATAAATAGCGCGCATTGCTGGCGGAGCTGCATATTGATGATGGTGATTGCACAGCGGCAGCACAAAAGCATGAGCGCCGGTAATCGTTCGCCCGTTGATATGGTGCAGACTGACAACCTCATTAATTACACCATGCACATAGCACGCGATGCAGGGTAAAGCCCCGATTTTATCCATCAATGACCGTTCAGCAACGCGGGGAGTCCGGCCTTTTAATCCACGCTTAAACGGTTTGTTTTTTGCCCGTTCAATGTAGCGGGATTGCCGTTCCCGCTGTTTATCATACTGAGCCTGACGCCACTCAGGATTGGCCTGTTTTTCCCGCTGGCGCTCTATGGCGCGTTGTTGGTACATGCGCTGCCTTTCAAAGTTACGTTGTAACTTTTCTTCTGCGGTTTTCATGTTGAACACCCCGCATATCAGTACGGCAAATCTGATTCAGGGATATATACGGGTAATTCAGTGCATAGTCCGTCACATTCAACATGCAGGATAAGTGTATCTATATAGCTGGCTGTGTGAGGGTCACATCGTTTTGCAATTTCATGAAGTTGTTGCAGTTTGATATCTGTATCGCTGTTCCCTGCGGCAATCTCACGCGCAATATCTGCTTTTTGCTGCATTTCATTTAGCGCGTCAATATGTTTATCAGACCGGGAAAGCAGGGAAGGAAGTGCATCAAAATTCACATTACCGGAAAGTAGTGCATTTGAATAAAACACCTTACAGGCATTAAGCCAGTTGCGACGAGCGTAACGCGTGTCGTTACGTTCTGCTTTGATATCCAGCCCCATAGCAATATCGGCACCAATCAGGCGTTCGGCGATTTCCGCTATCTCATCATCATGACCAGCTTCAACAGCAGAAATAAAGGCTTCTTCTTCCGGCGTTGTTGGTCTTTTGTCCGGTACAAAAGCAGATGCTGTAACCGTGCAGACCGTGTCGCGGGAATCAACAATGCTGTTAGCGTCAGCAGCAGATACAGCCCATGACGTAACGGATTCGGCAATCGCCATTGCCACATCAGCAGTTACATGCTTACCGGTTCTGTTATCTATCAGCTCGTCACCATCAACGCGATAGCCGCTGTAGAAATCCCGCCAGAATGTATCAGTCAGGCCAAAGCGGGCAACGGTATCACGCGCCATACCTTCATCATCCATAATGCGATCCACACCGCTGATAAAATCCTCCGCAAGTTCAGACGGAGTGCGAAGAAACGGATTACGGGATTTGGCCTGAGCGATGGAGGCATTGCCAGAAAACTCACCGGATGCAACCAGCACATTGAGAATGGATTCAGGTTTTGTCCTGTTGCTGGTGGTCGGTTTCCATTTACGGCTACCGTTCAGGGCGCGCGCTTTACGGCGTTCGCGTTTTGCGTCAGCCTGGTCAATATCGTCATCACCATCTGTAATATCCAGTGCCTGACGCAGACCATAACGGCGAAAATAGGTAAAAGATGCGCCCACACGCTGGCATTCGTCCAGGCGCTTATCTTCTTTGATGTATGCCGGAAGCCGGAAAGAAACTTCCGTACTGGTCGGGATGTGGATAAAGGTTGTCACCATATCCAAAGGCAATTCATCACCTTTCTGAAACTCCTGCTTGAGCATCAGGCCATGTTGATAAATCGGCTCCCGCAATATGTCCAGCAGTTGCGCCAGTGATGCAAAGGTAAAGTCCAGCGTTTCGTTATAATTGTCGCGCTCCGGGTTTTTCAGCTCGCGCACCATATGTGCCAGCGCTTCCTGTGCATTGGCGTACTGTTTGCCGGGGGCTACATAGACTTCTGGCGCGGTGGTGGTTTGTGCTTCTGTTTTTTCGACCTCATCTGAGGTGTTTTTATGAACGGGAATCATTGCTGCACTGGCATAACCAGCAGCTTTAAGGGCGGTGAGGGTGTGCGCCAGCAGTTCGGCGGCATCAGGGATGGTGAGTAAGGTACTCATAGTTGTTGCTCCTTTGGATGAGACTGAAGCCCTTTTGTAGAGGGCGGGGTGGAGCTACAAACCGTCCAAAGTCGGCGGACTTATTACGCAAGTTCACGCCTGCGCTATTCGTCGCACTCCACCCCATAATTCAGCACTCACGTAGAACAAGCTACCAGAGCATAAATTCCGGGTACAAAAAAATCACGCTGACGGGGTGATTTACCGCTTTGGACAGGTGTTTGTAGCACCTGATGTAGATCTTAAAGCAACTACAAATTAGAATCAAGCGAGGAATACACCTAATCAGGATGGTAATTATGTTAAGGGTTAGAGGTAAGCGTTATCGGCGTAAATTAATTAAATCAAGGCCACTATTCAGAAAGCGCTCTTTACGCTCTCTCATATCAACGAAATCCTCCAACGCATACAGAAAGCATACGAGAAATTTTTACCGGGATAACGATGTGCTTGGTATATCGTTGTTTGTGATGGCTGTTGCGGGTGTTGCTGTTGGGGCTACTGCATTTGCTGTTGCGGTGGGCATCGTCCTGTTCGGCTATCTAATTGTCACCAGAAGAAAAACAAAATCAGTCGAGTCAGTGAGCGATAGTGCAGACGAAATTAAATTACGCGAATGGGATGAACACGTAAAAAATAGCGGCGGTTACAATCGTGAAGGATGGATAAAGGCCATGAGAGACCGGGAAGATAAATGAGAAAACCCCGAAGGCATGACCAACGGGGCTCACGATAAAAACTCAGAAGCTGATTTTAAGATGCGAACCGCAGGCGGCTGCGTATCGGTCAAGTGTTGCGATACTGGCTTTTGTTGGGTTTTTCTCCAGCCGTGTAACTGCTGGTGGTGTGACGCCCATTCTTTCGGCAAGCTGCTTGCTGTTGATACCAGCCTGATTTTTCATTTCCTGCAACAGGTCAAAAAGCATAGCTTCGCGCTTGGCTTCTTCATATGCAGCCTGAGCCTCTGGAGTGTTGAGGGCTTTGGCCCTCACTTCATCAAATGTCACGCCCTTAACTTTCATTTGTCATCTCCTCTAGCCTGGTTAAAGCTAGTTTTATCTCTGCCGGAGGGGTCTTAGGTGTTTTCTTAACAAACGTTCTGAGAATGTAGATTTTTTTACCTTTCGCGAATGCAAAAATAGTTCTGGTTATATCCTTGCTACCTGCACGCAGTTCAATCAATCCATTTCTTAGAGGTTCGGTGTGAGGGTAGCGTAGCTGGTTCCCTTGCGCTGATAGTAGCTCAAGAGCAAGAATTGCTTTACCTCGCATCCTGTCGTCAAGTTCCTGAATTTCTTCATCTGCGTCAGGGTGAAATATCAAAGTGAACATGAATCCCCCTTTACTTACGATGAAATTTAACCTATAACTTAATTTAAGTCAAGGGTGAATGTAACTGTTACCTCTCACACATTCTTTTGTTCATGATTACCAAAAAACCATAATGGCATCAGCCAGGGACAGGTAGCCCATTGCCTGTTTAAGCAACTGTGATTATTTACCTTTACTCATTATTTTTGTGACGTTTTGCCACTCCACCCCCGGAGTGGCTTTTTTATTTGTACTACATGTCAGCGGTCATGCTGTTTTTGATCCTCTCCTTTCCCCGCTACGCTGCAAGCCTCACAAGGAGGGTATTGTGACAATAAAAATCAACAGGCGTGACGATACGTTTGCAAAGCTGGTAGCAGAAGCGAAGGAAGCGCCGGGTTTCAGCTATGCGAAGTCACGTAACCGGGAGTACAAGGGATTTAATGACGATTTTCAGGCTGAAAAACTACTTAAAAATGAAGAAATCCAGCAGGCCGTCAGCATTTACAAAAAACACATTATTGCGGCTGATGTGGTCGGGCGTCAGGAGGCACTTATTGATTTATCAGGGCGTTTCCGTGCGCCGGATGCCGCAGAGGTCATGCTTGAACTTTTGGCCCTGGAAAAATTACGACTGGAACCCGAAGTGTTTCGTAGCCGTCTGGCTGCGATAGACACCCGCGCCGTGAAGAATATCAAAAAGACAAAGCACGGCTGGCAGGTTGAAGGATTGGACAAATCACATCTTGCAGCGCGAATACTGACTCTCGCCGGGGTGGATGTAAGTAAACCAATTACAGATGAAGGTAAACGCATTGCGCGTGAAACGCTGACCGAAATCTATCGGGACATTGACGGCGATGACAGCAATTGAATTAGCCCCACAAAGGGATTTAGAGCGTAAAAGCTACTGGCTTTCTGAAAAAAAGAAAATGTCAGAGTGGCGGCGCGTAATGCGAACGCTCACGACAAAACCACATCGTGTTAAATGCCTTCGTGGTGGGCGTGGTTCAAGTAAGTCATGGAGAATTGCAGAAGCACTCATTCAGATGACTGTGCGGTATGACCTGCGAATTTTGTGTTTACGCAGAGTACAAAAATCAATAGATGCCTCATCACACAAGTTGTTGAGCGACACGATACGGCGTCTTGGGTATGAGTCTGAATTCACCATCACGAATAACAGCATAAAGGCTAAATCCGGCGCTGAATTTCGTTTTTTAGGGTTCCAGTCGAATCTGGACAGTATCAAGTCTATCGAAGGTGTGGACATTTGCTGGGTAGAGGAAGCCCACGCCATAACAGCAGAAGCATGGGAAACACTGGCGCCGACACTGAGGCGCGAAGGTGCTGAACTATGGATTACCTTCAACCCGGCTTTCGCATGGGATGAAACCTATGTCCGTTTCGTACTTAATGCGGAGGATGACTGGTTTGTAGAAGAGGTAAACTGGTATCACAACCCATATTTCAACGAAACACTGGATAAAGAGCGAATCTATACACTCAGGCACTACCCGGACAGATACGACAATATATGGAATGGTGTTCCGGTCAGTGATTTACCGGGGGCTGTAGTTAATCGCGGCAATCTGGAAAGACTTGTTGTTGCGCCAGACTCGAAATTAGCACGGGCCTGTCGAACCGGAATTAAGACAGCCGTTCTGGATGTTGCAGATGAGGGTGATGACGATTCTGTGTTGTCGTTTTTTGACGGGCGTTTTTTGTACCGTATGGAACGGTTACAGGCACGCGACCCGGTACAACTGGCAGTACAGGCGCTAAAACTGGCAGAAGAAGAGGGTTGTTCCGTTCTTATTTATGATTCCGTGGGCGTTGGTTCCGGCGTCAGGGGTGAACTGAACAAGCATGAAGATTCAAATATCGAATTCAGAAAGTTTGTTGCACAGGGCGAGGTGTTACGCAAAAAATCCCGGTATCGCGGCGGTCGTAAGAACGAAGAAGAATTCAATAACCTGCGTGCGCAAGCATGGTGGGCTTACCGCGACGCGGTTAATGATACGGTTCGCTGGATGGAAACAGGTATGGTGCCACCAGACGGATTATTTGCTATTTCAGACCAAATACCACGCCGATATCTTGACCGCATTTTGTCTGATTCGACTGGCGTTATGTGGGAAACCACGCCAGACGACAAAATTCTTATCGAAGCGAAGAAGAAAGTTAAAAAACGGCTTGGCGTGTCAACTGACTACGCTGACGCCATATTCCCCCATCTGGTACGCATGAAATCAGGAATTATTGAATGACGAGAAAAACCAGCTTAATTCCCACTGAGGGAATTTTAACAAAAGAGGGCTTACAGCCTGCCAGTTACAATATTGACAGCTACGTAAGCATGATGGAAAGCGTGGCGCATGGTGCTAAAGGCGCTGCCGGAATGGGTTCACCAACTGCAAACCGAATGAAAGCCAGAGCCGCAGAGGGAAAAATACCGCTGGTGGCGGCGCTTGCTGGTGAAACATCCGGGATTGGCTGGCGCATTATCAGTGAACCGGTTGCAGCCGCGATGCTTAATGGATTCGATATCATCACTGACAATCCTGAAAACGATGTAAAAATTAAGCAATTATTCGATGAAATGCGCATCTGGCAGGGAGTGGAACGCGCCACAGTGCTTAAACGTCATCAGGGATGGTCTGTGCTGGTCATGGGGGATGATTGGGTGAGAAGTCACGGTGCAAACTGGATTACACCATCAAATGACTGGTTTTCTGATTATAACGATCCGCTTTTCGGTTTGCCGGAAGGATGGCGTATTCAGCTTAAAAGTCCGATTGGGGGAGAGGTATTCATTGAGCAGGAGGATTCACTACTGTTTGGCGATCCAGAATATCAGCCGCTGTATGGTTGTGCTGGTATCGAGTTTGGTGAGCCGGTACTTTGCAAGCCTTATGCCGCATTACAGCGTCTTGGGCTGTCTCATGAGCTAATCATCAGCATTTTATCGCTGTCGGTACAGGATATTTATAAAAAAGAAGAGCTCGCTGAGGACTTAAAAACAGCGAAAGGTGAAGCACAGGCTGCACGCCGACTGGCTGGAATAGCTGCGACCAGACATTTAAATGACATGGTAGCTATTGATAAAGATGAAGATATAACGCGTTTGCAGTCCACTATGACGGGTACAGCCGACCTTGTTGATATGGCTATCAAACTGGTGTGCGCTGAAACGGGTTTTCCGGTATCAATGCTGGCTGAACGGCGGTCAGGACTATCTAACAGCGATACCAGCGCCGATGCGCAATGGCAAAACCTCGTTTCTCACATCACCACCAATGACATTATTCCGGCGCTGAAAAAGCTGGCTTTGCGTTATCTGGGTGTTAAAGCTGACTTTGTCCCTAACAAGTCTCAGGGACAAATTGACCGTGAGGTTGACAGAGACAAGAAGGTAGCGGAAACCGCGCAGATTTATTACAGCTTGAGAGCTATCACCAGCGAAGAGGCAAGGGCAACAGCAAAAGAAACTGCCGCTGTGACGCTACTGACAGAAAAAGCGCCAGCAACTGGCACCATTGATGACCAGAATGACGATAATGCCAGCGAGGATACCAGTAATGCCGAAGAGTGAACCACGTTATGACGCCGGTTATCCACTGGCTATAGAACTGGTTTACGCGCAAAAGCTGGGTGATAACACCCGGCTTTTTTGTAAATGGGTTCGCGATGCCTGTTTAAAAACCTACAGGGCAATCGGTAAATCCGGCGCAATCCTCAATACTGATGCGGATGACGGAAAAGATGTGTCAGTCGATGATGTGTTGGGCGATTTCCTTGCTGTTGCAACGGTTAAAAAAGTGCGCGTTTACATAAAACAACGCGCAGGGAAAAACTATTCCCGCATGACGAGAGAGCAACAGGAAAGGCTAATACAGTCTGTAGCTAAGGAATTATTACCTGATGCTTCCATTTTTCTTAAAGCTATTCCTGCACTACTCAAAGATGGTGAGTTTGGCGCGGTTCCGGCGTATATCGTCAGCGAAGTCAGAAGACAGGCAGGTATAAATCTTGCTAAAGATTTCGCCAGGGTAACAAACGTCAGGCCGGATACTTATATTCGCGTTATCAACCGCGCCGCCGATGAAGTTCAAAGCGCTATTGTTAATGGGCGCTTTGGTTTTACCGATGAATACTGGCAAAACTATTACCAGCGCTTCCGTGTTGATGGTGTGAGCCTTATTGACCTGAAAAAAGGATTGCCAGCCACACCAGATACATCGGGGGCAGTTTCCGAACAGGTAGCAAAATTATCTGAATCACTACGCACATCCAGCGTTATTCCGTCACTGCCAGCGATGAATGCCACCACCACGCAACTTGCCGATTCTGCTCTGGATGATTTCAGGCTCATCATTAAAGCCGCCGCTGATGTTGACCTTGCGCCGGGGATAAAAATTCCACATGAGAGCATGGCAGACCTGATAGCGGTTGATATTTATGACGGCGATAAGAAGCTACTGCAGCAAACAACCGACTGGTTAACCGAAAGCATGGGGCGCATGGAGAATGTTTCTGATGAAGCGCTTCAAAGGGGGATTAACGTAGTCCAGCAGGGGTTACGCGAGGGGCGCGGCGTCGATTACATCGCTAATAAGCTGGCTGATGAGATGGAGATACCTTTCCGGCGAGCCCGTAACGTTGCCCGTAATGAGATTGGCAATCAGGCATGGAACCTTGAGGAGGCTAATGCGCATATTGCAGGGATGAGCATATACCGCTGGCGGGGCATGTTAGACGAACGCGAGCGAAAAGAGCATGTTGAGCGCGAAGGAAAGGCATACACGCCGACCAGACCGCCACGCGACGGGAATCCGGGCCAGCCTAACGGTTGCCGCTGTTTTCCTGAATGGTTGTTCTCTGCGTCGGATGTGGAAGAAGCGGAGAAAGAAATTGCTGCAAGAAACACAGGTTAACGTTGACGCCATAAAACAATGGGAGATAACCCCGGAAGGTTATCTCCAGATTGATATCCCTGTAGCCCGTCCGGGCGTACTGGTTTATGACCGCAGACGCGGTGATGCATTCACGGCGAAAGAGTACCGCTCAGCCGATGAATTGTTTAACCAGGACTCTATGAATACCTTAATCGGCAAGCCTGTTACGGTGTCACATCCTCGTAGCGGTCTGGTGACTTCTAAAAATTACCGGGCTGTTGCTGCTGGTGTGGTAACTGCCGTGATGCGTCAGGGTGATGAGTTTATAGCCCGTGCGTTGATTCAGGATGAGAAATCCATACGTCTGATTCAGCAGGACAAAAGTTTACGCGGGGCGTCGGCTGGATACCAGTGTGACGATAAACCCAAACAAACAGGGCGAGCACCTGACGGGCAGGAGTTTGACACAGTGCAAAAGGGGATTAACTACAACCACCTGAGCATTGTACGTAACCCACGGGTAAAGACAGCAACATTCAATCTGGACGGTGAACCGATGGAATTAGAAGAGGCGTTAGCCAAAATCGAAGAACTGGAAGCGGATAAAAAAACGCTCACCAGTGACCTTAGCACTGCTCGCGGTGAACTGCTTAAAGCAAATAACCGCCTTGTAAATATGGACTCTGCCAGCAACGAAGCCTACGAGCGCGGCGTTGCTGATGGTCGTCAGGAGCATCAGCTTAAAGAAACAGCCAAGCGTATGAACATCAATATCGACAGCCTGGGCGATATTAATCTGGTTAAACAGGCCATCATCCGTAAGGCAAATCCAGAAGTGAACATGGATAGCTGGAGCGATGAACAGGTTGATGTTGCGTTATCAATGGCGCTGGTGGCTTGCGGCAAAAAGTTTGAGCAAAAGCCGCGTAATCCACGCATCAACAACGATGAATCAGGTGCAGGCAAAAGCAATGATGCGCACAGTGATTATCAGTCCCGCATGTTTGGCAAAAAAGAGGCCGCAAAATAATGCAGACCACAATTAAAGGTGATTTTGACGCGGGATTGCCCGGTGATTTAGCTGTCCTGCCGTCTTTTCGTTCCTCTGCCCGTGTATCTTCCCGCCGCGCTGGTGGTGAAGTCGCGCCCGGTGATGCAGTAAAACTCAAGTCAGGTAACGATTCTACCTGTGTTGCATTACCTGATGGTGGTGATGTTACTGATGCCATCGGTATTGCGGTTACGGCACATTCCAACATGCCAGCAATGCCGGGATTTGGCAGTAACACCCGTATCGGTGTTGTCACTATCAACTGTCCGGTTGGTATCGTTGAAAATGGTCCGATCCGCGTAGCGGTAAAATCGGGCGAATCCCCGAAAGTGGGTGATTTGGCAGTACCGAAAGGCCGAAGCGTCACTACCGGCTATATGGAATGGGGCGTTGCCAATTCTGGCGATAAAAGTCGTTTTCGCTTCGAATCAAACACTCAGCGAGGCGGCACGGCAATAGTGATGGTTGTTGATGGTGAGTTGCTGAGCACGGGCTTTCCGCATGATACGCCTGTAACTGGTGTTTCAGTATCCCCAAAAACCGCATCTAAAGCCGCTGGTGGTACTCAGCAACTGACGCCAACCATTACGCCATCAGGTGCGACAAATAAAACGGTAACTTATCAGACCAGTAATGCAAATGTCGCAACTGTGGATGCAGCGGGACTTGTCACTGTTAAAACAGGGGCTACAACCGGGCAGGCCGCAACAATTACGGTACGAACCGAAGACGGTGGTTTCACTGACACCGCTGTAATTACTGTTAGCTAACAGGGAACCTCCGAAATATGAATGAGAAACATTTAGGCGCATTGATGGCGCAAATTTTAGCAGAGGCTCAAGCTGGTGGTTCAATCCCAAACCTTAATACAGATGAGCAAGGGATTATTTTTGCCCGTGATCTGATTTCCATGTCTAAAGATGTGTACATGGAAGAAATGCCAGCGCCCGTAGCGTTAACCATGTTCCAGCAAGAGCCGGGAGTTAACGAAGGATCAAAATGGGTTGGATATCGTATGTATTCGGCTCAGGGAATGGCAAAAATCATGGCAGCATTTGGCACTGACATGCCAATGATGAGCGCCAAAGGCCGGGAATACTTTGCTCAAATGTATACTTTTGGGCTTGGCTATGGATATACATACGACGATGTATTATCGGCTGCTATGTCAGGGACTCCACTTGATAATATTCTGGCGCTGAATACCCGTGAAGCCCATGAGCGTACCATTTCTAACTTGCTGTGGCGTGGTAATAAGGAATATCAGATTGTGGGGTTCATCGAGCATCCAAACATTCCGATGGTAGCGCTAAAAGGTGGCTGGGCTACAGCCGAAGGTGACGATATTTCGGATGATGTTTCCGCGCTGATTTCTGCTGTTAACTCCAGCAAAATCTACGAAACAAACGAAGTTCATTTCCCGTCGAAAGCTTGGTCAAAGATTCAAGGTAAACGTCTTTCTGGTACTCTGGGTACTGTGCTTTCTTTTCTGCGAACGTCTTACCCGGAAATATTATTCAGGAAAAACTCAGATCTGGATGATGAAGGAATCATTGTCGCTGTCGCCATGACGCGCCGTCACTTCTCGCAAGCGACACCAATTCTATTCAGACAATTGTCCGTTCAACGCTCTGGACTTGATTTGTCTATTCCCTGCCTGTCCAAGTCGGCGGGAACCATTGTTCGCGCACCACTTGCAGCCGCTAAATCCTCAAAGGTAATTTAAAAATGGATGAATTAAAGACCATTAAACTGATTAATTTAACCGAAGCGCCAATTCACATTCTGGCAAAGAATGAAGAAGGTGGTATTGAAAACGTAGTAATTGCTCCAACCGATGTTGTAGCCGTCTCCGGTGCAACACTCTCTATTGGGGGGGTAAAACAGTTTCTGGATGAGGGAAAGTTGAAGCAACTATCTGACGCAGAAGCAAAAAAACTAAAAAAAGAACATGACGGTGCATTAACATCAGACGACGAATAAGGACATAGCATGACGGTAAATGACTGGCTCGCCATTCTGCTACCGGGGGTATCACTTGATGAGGGCGCTGTTAGCGCCCTTTCTTCTCAATGTGAGCGGCTCTACGACCTTCGAGCCGCAGCAGGTTACGGTTATGACATCGAGCGCCTGAAAGCGTTGTATGTTGCCGCTAATCTGGCCCCGATAGCGGTAGAAGGACTGAGCGCCAGTGTTCGCGGGGTGGCAAGCAGACGCGAAGGGAAGGTTTCTGTGACCTTTGCTGACTCAGCGCAAAAAGCAGGCTGGCAGGGTACGCAGTGGGGGCAGGAGTTTTTAGACGCGATGGGCTCATTGTCTGGCGGTTGTATCCTCATCGGTCATGCCGATTAGCAGAATATTATCCTGATAAATGCGATTGGACAGCCTTGGCGCCCACAGTGAAAAAATTGTGAAAGTGCATTTTTGCAGATGAATATTTCAGTATTTCAAAAAATGAATATGGAGATTGAACCATGCGTGGTGGAGCGAGGCTGGAAACAAAGGGCGCAGACAGGGTAATACGTCAGCGAATAAAATCACTGGCTGGTATACAACTTACTGTTGGCATCCACCGGGGGAAAACCAATAACGGCGTTGATGTGGCGCTTTATGGGGCATGGAATAATTTCGGCACTAAAAACGCTATGGGCTGGGAGCTAATACCAGAGCGTCCGTTTATGAGATTTGCATCAGACCGCATAGCCGACTGGATGAGGTCTAATGAGTACAAAGAAATCTTGCATGGCGTAGCGCTTGGAAATATCACGCCTCAACAAGCTATAGCCAGAATCGGCGATAAAGCCGTGTCAATTACCCGCAAGACTATAGCTGACTCCGCACTATACAAACCTAACTCAGATATCACCATCGCCCGGAAAAGGAGCACTAAACCGCTGATACACAGCGGGGTACTCATCCAGACAGTCAATTACAGGGCTTTTTCATGAGACGATTAATCCAATACTGGCAACCACTCCCCATTGAAATTGTGGGCGGCATGGTTCGCCAGGCATATTCAGAACAGAAAACAGCATTCCTCAGTATGCAGCCAGTAGACGGCGGTAGCTCATTCAAGGCCTATCTTGCGTCACGTAAGCCGCAGGATTACATGGAGGCAATCGGGGAAACCGATTTAGCAGTAACCGAGGAAGGCGAGCATAACGGCGCTATCGTGCATTGTGCAGGCAAATATTATGAAGTGGTACAACGTCAGGAATGGCAGAACGGAATTATTAACCACTATGAATACCTTTTATTTGGAATGAAAGAAAAGGACGCATTAGCGCTGGTGGGGTAATGACTGTATATACGGTTAAATTAATGACCGTTTCTGGGGAAGTTGAATATCCAGATTATCGGGAAGAAAAAGCAACTTTCACACCAGGCGGAAACATCAAAGATATTTTATTTACACCATATAACGGGCGAGACCCGTCTTTCATTATTTCGGTCACGCTGGATGATGGCAATGGTAACAGCATTACCATTCCGGCTGATTTCCGTCTTGATACTGGAAATGTGGTTAAATTCCCGACAGGGACGCTAAAAGATTCTGATACACAGGCAAGTCCACTAATACTAAGCGGTGCGCCTTATCTGGCAATGGTCAGGGCGCGTCAGGCACTTATTGAACTGGCGGGTGATAATCCCGTATATGCGCAGCAAAAGCTACCTGAACCCGAAGAACCATTCACCGCGATTCATTTGCTTTCGTCAACGCGAGAGTCGCAACCGTTCGCCAAAACATGGGACGGTGACTATCGGGTATATCACTATAACTGCTCTGCACAGATTATTGTGATTCGCTCATCAGACGACGCTCAGGCATTTTTAGAAAACTTTCTTTATGAGGTCGATTCAACTGAGGGGGAATTCTGGCAGTTTGATAACAACTGCGTGATTGACCGCTCAGGCGATTTCGAGAATAGCTCACCTCTAATTGATAACCTCGTTTATCAGCAAATGGCGCAGGTGACATTAACCCTGCAATTTGTTTTCCAGCACTACAAAAAAGAGCGCTGGATTGATAGCGCAACGGTGAAAGCGAACGAAGTGACGTTCCATATCAAGGGTGCATAAATGGCGAATTTAAGCAGGCTTTTTAGTGTAAAAATTGGGCGGCAAACAACCGCCGCCCAATATGGCGTATTCGGGGTGGGTATTATCCTTGCGCCGGGAGCAGCGTTTTTTGGTTTGAAATATTCGACCTATGAAAGCGCCAAAATAGAAAATTTTAATGACCTGTACCGGGTCTACACCAGTGCTGATGATGCGGCTTCTGATGGCATGAGTGGTGATAACCTGCTGGCGGTTCAGGCGTATTTTTCGCAAAGTCCATCACCTGATACCCTCGTTGTAGGCGATTTTTCCGCAGCCTACAGCAAGACCATGATTAAATTGACTGGTGTTCCGGTTGTTGGTGCGCCATCGGGCACAAAAGCAACCATTGGCTATGTCAAAGGTGGTGAATATCGCTACGCGAAATTTAATGGCACAGCGTGGTCAGGCAGTGCAGGTGCAACAGCGGATATAGTTGCTGATTCCGGCGCAGAAGGTCAGTTTCTTGTAGATGGACGCATTGTTTATCTGGAAGGGGCGGAGGTTGTTCATAAGTCATCTACGGCCTTGTCATCGGCGGTAAGTTCTGCCGTAGCTGCCATAAAGAACCAGTACAACAAGTTCTTTATGTCAATGACCACATCGCGCGACCTTTCGATTCAGAAAGCAATTGCTGACTGGACTGAATCGCAGATTGATAAAATGGCAGTTTTTATTGATGACTATTCATCGCCAACATGGGCGACGGACAGTATCACCAAATATATCCACGATAAAAATATGGCCGGTTCATTTGCTGTGTCCACCAAACGGGAAAAGAACTTCCTTGATGCGGCGCTGGCTGGTCGTTGTCTGGTAATGCAACCGGGCTCAGAAACATGGGCACTTAAAACCCTTAACGCCGCTCAGGCTGATGATTTTACCGAAACCGATTACCAGAAAATTAAGGCGCTCAACGGTAACACCTTTGAGGATTATGGTTCCGGCATAACGGTAACGTATCCGGGTACGTGTGGTGACGGCGAATCTATCGAAGTAGTTCGCTTCTGCTACTGGCAGGCTGACCGTATACAAAAAGACCTTGCCACTCTGTTCGTGAACCGAAACAAGATTGGTCATGACATGCCGGGTTATGAGGTTGTTTGCAATAAAATGGAAAGTTCACTTAAAGCAGGTCAGACAGCAGGCGGAATCATTGAGAATTTCACTGATGAAAATGGCGATCTGATTCGTGGCTTTGAAGTTGTCCGCCCAACAATGGCAGAAGTCAGCGCGACTCAGCGTATCAAAGGCGATCTGACCGTTAAATTCAAATTTTATCTTCGCTATGCCATTAAGCATGTTGATGCTATTGGTTCGGCAATGACTTACGGGATTTAATTATGTACTTAGGCAATATGTCCTCAAAAGACTGGCTGATTACCGTAGGCGTTGTCCCGGTAATTGGCCTGGCGAAAGACAGCAATATCATTGTTGAAGTGCCGGACGACCAGATTAGCGTTTCCTCCGGTATCGGTGGTGACTGGTCTTTTATTGAGAATCCAAGCGAGGAAGGCTCAGTAACATTCACCACGCAGCGTAACTCCCCGGTAAATACCGCGCTGGCGCTGATGCAAAAAACAAAAGCCGTCATCCCTGTAACCGTAACCAATACGCGCAATCTTTCCGTGCACCGGCTGGGCTATGCGATGTTTGCCCGTCAGCCGTCTGATGGTGCAAATAACGGCACAGGAGCGCAAACGCTGGAATGGAAACTCCTGACGGGTGAGCTTGATTCAACGATTCTTGGGGTGAATTTAACCAATGGATGATTCAATTAAACACGTTGAAATTAACGGCAAAAAATACTGCATCATTCGCATGAGTGCCTTTGATGCTATTCACTTCAACCTGCGTGTAGCTGAGATTCTGGCGAAGCATGGCATCAGCCAGGTTGAAAGCATCCTGTCCATGTCGTCGAAAATCTTCGGAATGCTCAATCGTGAAGACCACGACGAGTTGTTGTTTACGCTGCTTTCGAAATCCCGCGCCCAACTGGTGGATAACGGCGAGTTTCTGGATTCATGGGACGCAGTGAACACCAATTTTACCGCAGCGAATATAGCTGATGTGTATCTGGTGGCGCTTGAGTGCCTGAAATTGTCCATTCTTCCGGTAACAGCAGGGTTAAAAAAAAATATTGGACTGGACACAGCGGCAACAATGCAGGGTGCCATGCGGCAACTGTTCAACGCCTTGCTGAAAACCTTGACCGAACCGTCCGCACAGAACTCGTCATCTGGCGAGTGATTGAAAGCGGCCTGATTAGATACAGCGATGTAGTGTCAGGCCGCGCCTCTTTCGATTCCATTATGAGAGCTTCCGCCGTTATCCAGTTTGATAACGCGGTTCAGCACGCGCTTAGTAAGGTGAAAAAATGACAGACCAGTCAGCAGATCTCGTAACGAAAATTGATGTAATCCCCGAACTGGAGGGATTAAACAGCTTTGATGCAGCCATAGAGCGAGCAATTGCCAAAGTGAACCAGCTTGACGCCGCTATTAAGCGCGTTAACAACCTGAAACCTGCCAGCCCATACGCGCCAACCAGCACCGCCAGTATGCCATCGGCAGCAACAACGGCAGCAGTGGCTACAATAGCCGCTACAGGCGCAAATCTGGTTAGCAGGACGCCGTTAGCAGATACAGTAAGAAAAGAGGCTCAGAAGGTCGCTCGCGCAGCCGTAGAGGGAACGGCAAGCGGCATTACAGAAAAAATAAGTATTCCTGCCAGCAATCTCTACCGACTGCCGCATAGTAACGAGTTTGGCGGTTTTCTTCCGCCGCCCGGAACCGGTCGCTCTGGAGGTGGCTTCAACGTCCCACCTTCGGGCGCTTCTGGCTGGTCTGCTGGTCGTGCTGGTGGGCTGCTTGACCCGCAATCACTAAGGCGTGGCCCGTTTGCGGATATGGACTTTTCTCCATCTCGCTTTTCTGGTGAACCACTGGAAGCAAAAAAGAAACCTGTTGCAGAAGGCGTTGAGAAAGCGACTCGTAACCCGTTTGGCGTAGATAACATGCTGGCGGGAGCGGGGCTAACGGCTGGCATTATTGCGGCAGGTAATGCGCTGGCAGACAGCCTTGACTCTGTCCAGCGCCAACAGGCTCAAATTGCGCGTCTGGCTCAGACTACCGGAGACGCAAAAGATGCATTTTTTGCTCTTAACGCAGCGGCAAGTGATGTTAAAAGCGATAGCGGGGCGTTTATATCCACCTATACCAACATGGCGACGGCTACCCAAAAGCTAGGTTTATCACAGGAAGAGACGATAAAGGCTACTCAGGGGCTTGTTGGTGCTCTCCAGCTTGGCGGGGCAGAAACTCACACAATCAATGACGCGTTGTATCAGATGGGGCAGGCGTTCTCTTCTGACCGCTTCGGAGGTGATGAGTTTCGCTCGTTTATGGAAGCAATAGGGACAATGGCCCCGAAAGTAGCTGAGGCATTCGGCACTGATGTTAAAGGTTTGCGGGCAATGTCGCAGGCAGGGAAATTAACGTCAGAGATAATGATTAAAGCGTTTCAAAAAATGGCTGCAACTAACCTTGATTTGCTGAAAAAACAGGGCTGGACGTGGGGGCAAACAATGACAGTCATGAAAAATGACTGGCAAGCCTTCTTAGCGCAGGCGACCATCGGCGGCGAGTGGCAAAAATTTACGGATTGGGCGGCTAATACGCTTATCCCGTTGGCACGTAGCGCTGAAAAAGAAGTTGCTGAGTTTTGGTCTACCCTGGCTGATGAGAGTAAAACAGCCATACTCATTGGTATTCTTGGCGCTGTAGGCGCGGCATTCACTGCTCTTGCAATTCCAGTGATGGCGGCGCTTTGGCCTTTCCTTGCCATTGGTGCAGCGGTATGGCTCGTATATGAAGCATTTGTAGAATGGAAACATTGGCTTGATGGTGAAACAGGTAACATTTTTGCAGGGTTATTTGGTAGTTTCGATGAATTTGAAAGGCGTTATCCGAATATTGTTAAAGGACTTAGAGCAATAAGAGATGGTATTGCAGATGCTGCAAAAGCAATAGCGCAGGGGGCAACAACGCCTGGAGAACCAGAGGGAGGATGGGATCAAGAATCAAAAGCTAAAAAAGATAGATACGCAGCAAACGATGCTGGAGGCTTTGATGTTATTGAAAAAATACTGAGTTTATTCAATGGTGAAGGACACCCATACGAAACAAACGCTTCGGGTAAAGAGCAGCTTTCAAAGAAATTATCGTCTGGATTAGTAGACCCATTCACTCTTGAGCCTATTACCAAAAGCGGTGCAAATATAAACAATAATGTAAATAACGTAACAAACATTAATGTTAACAGTGCCCAAGAAGCCGCTGATGTAAGAAACAGTTTGGATAATCCAGGTGTAATTAATTATGGAAGTGATAACCTTGCAGAAGGCGTTGGAGCGAGGTGATTTGAATTGAGAGTTAAAGCTAAACATTTTATTGTCACATTGGTGCTATTGTTCTGTGTGTTTTTTGCTTATTTCTTGACCCAAAAAGAAATGATTAGCTGTTTTTGGAAAGGAATAGCGGGTGATGTTGACGCTGAAACCAGAGAAAAAATTGATGAGTTTGATAAATCGATAATTCCGTTAGGCCGTGATTATTTTTCAAGATTGATGGACGGTCTGAATAAGGACAACCATCAGCGGTAACGCCATGTAACCCATGCCGATAAGGTGTGAAAATCCCCTCCACGTAGGGGATTTTTTTTATGGGGTTTTCATGGCTGACGGTATGGATGGGGCGATTACGGCACCGCGAGACCAACGCGCAGTGATAGTGTTTGAATCCGGCGTTACAGTGTCACTAAGACTAAAAACCAGAGAGGGATTTGAAGCTAAGCGCACCATAGCCCAGGGGAAAATAGAAACAGGATATAAAATTTCTGATGGCACAGTAGACGATCCAAAGATTGTGACATTCGAGGGCATCATTACTGGCGCTGATTTTCCGTACACATATGGGCTTCTCTATACGAATCAGAACATGATTCAGGCCATGAATCAGGCACAGCAAATCATGGCGGCATACGAACTCAAGGAATTTGTTTCGGTATACACATCATTTATGGCGATGCCGCAAAGCGTCATTCAGTCACTCAGCGTCGAAGCTGTACCAAAGAAAAATTGCTACACCATAAAACTCACCGCGCAAAAAGTTGAAACGGTAACTTTTCAGCGTTCGCGCAATAAATCAGCACAGGCAAAAACTTCTAATCCGGCAGGGAAGGGGACAATAGCCGCAGGAAAGAAAAGCGCCACACCAGTCGATGCAAAAAAAGAACCTCAAAAAATTTATGCACTTGAGAAGATGCGGCGTGTATTAGGAGGCTTTTAATGCAGCCAGCTTACTATGAAATCAATGTTATCCCATCCATCGCAGACCAGGAGTTTACATCCTCATTAAATGGCGTGGTTTTAAACATGCGCTTGTTCTTTGCTACTACCACAAAGCTATGGTGGCTGGAAATTTCAGATGCAGACATGACAGTTACACTGTCACAAATATGCTTACGTCCGGGAGTCTGGCACAAACTCAGCGGGAAAATGCCGGGTTATGCCGGTGCCGGTGCTGTTGGTGTTGCTCGTTTACGCCCTAATGAGCCCTTTGGCGATGTGAATGCTTTTGCTGGTGGTTTTGGCCTTTTCTTTTATGACGAAGTGGAGAGTGAATAAGTGAGGATTGTTAAACAAATAAAGGCAGCATTGCCATCTGGCAAATTAGCCGTTGTAGCAGTTTTGTTGATGGCTCTTGCATTGGGTGTATTTAAGTTTTGGGACTGGATTAAATACCGCGTAGGAGTGATTACCGTCGCAATGGCGATGTTATCTCTAAATGAATGGGCAGTATTAACGGGTATTTTCTGCACGATAGGTACTTTTTTTGTCAACTGGTATTACGAGCACAAAAAGTTTTTACGTTCAACATCCAGGAATATCAATTGTGAATAAAAGCAAACTGAGTGTGGCTATGCTGGCTCTTATTGCAGCCGGGGCAAGCGCACCGGTAATAATGGCTCAATTTCAGCATGAAAAAGAAGGCACCAGCCTTGTGGCATACCAGGACAAAAGCCGGGGAATATGGACTATTTGTGGTGGTGTGACTTATGTTGATGGAAAACCGGTAATCAAAGGCATGAAATTAACGCGTGAACAATGCGACAAAATAGATAAAGCGGAACAGGCTAAAGCGCTGGAATGGGTTGATAAAAATGTCCATGTGCCACTAAGCGAACCTCAGAAAGTTGGCATTGCATCATTTTGTCCGTGGAATATTGGTCCAGGTAAATGCTTTCCATCCGGCTTTTATCGGGATTTAAACGCCGGGAATTTCAAAGGCGCTTGTGCGCAGATTAAGCGCTGGGTTTGGGATGCCGGGCGCGATTGCCGCATCCGTGAGAATAACTGTTTCGGTCAGGTTATCCGACGAGACCAGGAATCTGAATTAACGTGCTGGGGTTTGGACAAATGAAAACCAGATACACGCTTTTAACTGGTTTTTTGGTTGCGTCAGTTTTATGCGGTACAGGTTATGTAATTCACCAACAGGCTTATGACGCTGGAAAACAAACGGAGCGCAAAGACTGGCAATTTGAATGGTCAAAACGCGATGAAGCTGACAGAACCGCGCAACTGAAACAGGAAAAGGAACAGCGTAATGAAGAATTGCGCCGTCAGAAAAAAACACAGGAAATTATCAATCATGCTGAACAGGAAAAACAAAAAGCCCTGGCTGATGCCATTACTGCTAATGATGCTGCTGACAGGTTGCGCAGAAAAATTACCAGTATCAGGCGTGAACTCGCAGCCAGTGAGACAAGCCGCGTTTCCGCAGATGCCGCCAGAAGGCAGACAGCCGCCGAGACCGCAAGTTTGTTTGCCGACCTGTACGAAGAGTCTGACCGCCGCGCGGGAGAAATCGCTAGGTATGCTGATGCAGCAGCAAGCGCCGGGAGAGTCTGCGAACGGACATATGAAGCGGTAACGCGATCTGTTGAGTGATCGAAACGGATCAATTAATGCCCGTATGTGCTTGATAAAAGGGATGATGAAATGAAAAGGGTGGGTGTGTGATGTTGGTCGCTTGTTTGTAGTTGCATTAGAAGTGAACTACATATACGATAAAAGGCATGGGAGAGAAGGTTTTCTCCGTTTTAACGTAGATTACAAGCGGCTTACGTGTTTCCGCCCACCATTTAACATAATATACATTATGCACACTAACGTTGTAGAGGCTCAATAGTAATGTCCGCCTGTAGCTCAGCGCCGCAAGGATCCCTCAGCCACGTTACCGGCGTCCGTGTACGGGCGAACTGATACAAATCGATGGCTGCGATCATGACTGGTTTGAAGGCCGAGGACCAGCCTGCACCGCACTGGTCTACGTTGATGACGCAACCAGTATGGCGTAGGGTGTTGGGCACACTACCTCATCGAACTTCATTGCCTCCTTCGCTGGTGGCATAAGCTTTTGCCACCAGGAAGGCTGAGAGACACCGCTAAGTTCAGCGGACCAGATTCCCATGCAACCGTCTGATAATCCTTGCAGATACGATAAGCAACCACTTCGCCGTCAGCCATGCATCGAATTGCCTGCTCACCTTTAAAGGGAACCGGGAAATCCATCGCTTCAAGAGGAGCCTTACCACTCAGGGCGCACCATGGGGTCGTGGCTTCGGTGATATGGATCCCTCCATGCCACATCCCGCTGCGGCCTATCATATACAGCCCGGTGGATTCTCCCCCCAGATGTGAGAGGATCTCTTCCTGATTTTTAAATTCAGTTCCCCGGCTGTTGGAGGGGATCGGCCAGACAATTTTGGGTAACACAGACAC